TATATTAGAAAGGCTGGGCGAGGAAATAGGCGAGGCTTACAATATAACCGACAACATGACCAGGTTAAAACAAACAGACTTGCGGAACTTCTTAACATGGTTGGCTTATGAGGTCGAAGCCCAAGATATTATCAGAGAGTTAGACCCAGAATATTAAAAGTTTAACAATAAAAATTATGGGAAGATATTACAATGGAGATATAAAGGGCAAGTTTTGGGTTGGAGTACAAAGTAGTGATGACGCTAGCTTCTTCGGACTTGAAGAACACGGTCCAAGCGTTATCAATTATTATGGCAACGAAGACCACTTAGAGGAAATTAAAAATGGTTTAAAGGTTTGTCAGGAAGAGTTAGGCGAGTACAAAGAAAAAATGGACAAGTTTTTTGAGGATAATAATGGTTATAACAATAAAATGCTAGCCGATTATTTAGAAATATCAGAAATAGAAGTACCGCAACTATTGAAATGGTATGCGAGGTTTAAGTTAGGAGATAAGATTAAAAAGTGTATTGAAGGTACGGGACATTGTGATTTTAACGCAGAATTATGAACATAAAAACAATTATAGAAAATATCGCGGAATTAGTAATAGAAGATATGAGGGAAAACGGCGTACACCCCGACGACTTCTCCGACCGAGAGTCTGACTACATCCACGAAATAGTAGAAAAATTATTAAAATCATTTGAAATAGATTATGAAATACAACTTCCCCAGCAACCAAGAAAGTAAACTAAAGAGAGCTATTAGAGAACATAAAGGACAAGAGCTACTATTATGGAGCACTTTTGCGTTAGGTTTTGCAATAGGCTTTATCATTGCTATAATAATGTAATGAAAATAAAAAAACTATCAGAGATTATTCCTTTAATTGAAAAAGGCAAGACTTTGAAAGAAATAGGTGAGATGTTGGAACCTAAAAGGTCGCCTTCGACAATGTGGCGATATGCCAGAACATTGAGAGATGCTGGGTATAAGTTGCCGACTAAAAAAGGGCGAAGAAGTTTAAAGATATAAAGTGAAACCACTTAAACACCAAGAGAAATTTGCCTGTAACTATACAGGTAGAAACTTAATAGTCCACGAAGCCGGTACAGGTAAGACAATTTGTGCTTGTTTGTGGCTTAAAGACGGCCGGGACAAAGATGCCTTAGTTATATGTCCTAAACGTGTGGTTAAAAAGTGGGGCATAGAACTAAAGAAGTGGGGAACTTATGCGACAGTAATATCTAAAGAAGACTTTAAAAAAATAACTCATAAACCTTGGTCGGCCATTGTAGTAGATGAGTGCGACTGGTTTGCAAGCCCTTTATTTACTAGAGGGAGGTCTAAGTTGACAGAACATTTATATAACTTAGTTAAAAAGTATGACCCTAAGATATTACTACTATCAGCCACACCTATTAGGTCTAACCCTTGGAACTTGCACACCTTACTAGCCTTATCTGGCCATTATATAGATTATAAGAAATGGCGGGACCATTTCTTTGATTTAAAGAAGATGCCTTATATGCCGAGGCCGGGTTATATCCCAAAACCAGATTGGAGATATAAGATTAGACCAGTTTTAGAAAAGTATTCAGACATAGTCTTGATGAAAGACTGTGTTGGTTATTTGCCACCAGTGACCCACGAAAAGGTAAAGATAAAATGTGATGAGTTTGACCCGACTGAATGGGAGGGTAGCAAGGTTTTCTTTGAACAACACCGGAGCGAGCAAGCCCATAAGCCAAAAAAGATAATAGAAATAGGCGGAGGGTATCGAAAAGTTTTAGTGGTAGCCTATTATACAGAGCAAATAGACGAGTTAGCCAAGAAATTATCTAAGAATAGAGAAGTCTTTGTGTTAAAAGGAGGAGTGAAAGACCAAGAAAGGGTCATTAAAGAGGCCCAAAAAAGCGCTGAGTGCTTTTTTATAGTGCAGGCGAGCGTTGGTGAGGGTTTTGATGCCGATAGCTTCTCATGCGTCATTTTCGCCTCTATGAGCTATGCTGTGAGGGATTATGTCCAGATGAAAGCTCGGGTGAGACGAATACACGCACTACAGCCCGTGATATACTATTATTTATTAGCTGGCCGATGTGACAAAGTTATCCACAAAAACGTAATGGCCGGGAAAAGCTTTGTCCCTAGTGAATATCGTTGTGAACCTACCACCACTACCTAAAAAATATAAAAGAAAAGAAGCTGACATAACGCCGTTAGTTATGAACTGGTTTTTTGATAACTATCCAGATGATGTCAGTGTAGAAGTTAAAATTAAAGGCAATAAGACTTTGCCTCATCAAGAGGTGGCCTTAGACCAAGTCAGAGATGGAACTTTTAAATGGAAAATACCAGACCAAGGAAAAAAGAACCCGTGGGATTTTCTTATCTTAAAGACCCGAATGGTCAAACCTTTTGTGGTCACTTGTAACGGTAGAAGTTGCCAAGCTATAGGACGAAGTGGCGAGGAGTTTAATTTTAAAGTCTAGCTTACACACAAAAAACCCCCACCAGATGGCAGGGGTTTTTTTGATTGTCTCTATTCCTCTTTTGGTTTGTCGTCAAATGAACCAAATGGTTCGTCCAACTCTTCTTCAGACTCCTCTTCTTCAACTGAAGTCCCACCGGCCAACTTATCTTCGTCAGTCAATTCCTTGACTGTTCGATTATCTTTGTTTTCCTCTAGGTTTGTCCCAAAGTAATTAAAGACTTTAGCGCCATTTTGTCCTTTCTTAGTCGGAGTTAAAACTTTACCTAACTCAACTACTATAGGGTCTCCAATTCTGAGGTTATCAGTCGGAGCCAGCACAAAAGACAAATACTTAACGCCTAGGTTAATCAGCTCACCATTTTCTTGTTTAATAGTGATACCTCTTTGCGCCCGGAAAGCTGTTGAGCCATCTTCATTTTTTTCTTCTGGTCTGAAGAAAGCGTCAACTATATACCCTTCAACTTTGTCTCCAATTTTAGAGTCTTTCCAACTCTTCCAATTGTCCCACGCCTCGTCCCTTGGTCGAGTCAAAGTGTGGTCTTTATAATTCTTGAAATCAAATTCTTTTGACATATGTTATATATGCTATTTAATAATATATCCAGTGTATCACCTTGCGATAAGCAAGTCAATATGCTAACCTGTGGATATGAAGTATAACCTACCTAGAAAATATTTATCATATTCTGCTTTTAATTTATGGCTTAAAAACAAAGACCAATTTAGAAGAAGATATTATGAAAATGAGAAACCCTTTGAGACAGTCGAAACTATCTTTGGTAAAACTGTCCACGAAAAACTAGATAAAGGCGCTGATAATAGAGAAAAAAGATTGGAGGCTTATTTAATCCCCGGCCTTAAGTTACTTGGCTATATAGATGAGTTTAACGAAAAGACTTTAGCAATAGTAGACGACAAGACAGGGCATTTAAATATACAAGGTAAGCCACCTTGGAACCAAGTTAAAGTCCAAAAACATAAGCAATTAGACTTTTATTGCCTTCTCACTTTACTTAAATATGGTAAATATAACAGAGATGTTAAGTTAAGATGGCTAGAGACGAGATTTAAAGAAGAGACCAAAGAGTTTAATGGCCACGTACTAAAAACCAAGAGTCGCAATTTAGAGTTGACCGGTTATGAAAAAACCTTTACACGTAAAATATACAAATGGGAAATAGAAAATCTAAAGAAAGAAATTATTAAAGTCGCCGAAGACATAAGCAAAGACTATACCCTATGGCAAAAGACAAACCAAAAATAAAATCAGAAGACATATTAAGCACGATTATTTCCACCTACTTTTCAGACTTAGCTAAGAAAACTCACGAGAAAAATCCTAGGCCAAGAGAGTTTTATCAGAAGATGGCCAACAAAAGACACCAAAAAAAAAGTGAATAACTATGCTTGCGATAAGTATAAGTTTATGCTAACTTGTGAATATTAGTGATTAATTTATAACATATGAATACAGAAATATTGAGAGAATACGCGACTCTTAAACAAAAAATAGCTGAGTTTCTTGAAGCGGAGGGAATTATGAAAGTAGCAGTAATGGCAGAGTTAGAGAAAGCCGGTAAGACTAAAGAGACCACCGACTTTGGAACCTTCTCTAAAGCTACTCGTAAAAATTATAGTTACAGTCCAAAGATAGAAACCCTGGAAGAGAAAGTTAAACTAGCCAAACTCAAAGAAGTCGAAAAAGGGTTAGCCAAAGTAAAGGAGACCAATTACTTAATCTATAAACCTAAATAAGATGAATAAAAACTGCGACATTTGTAGTGGAACAGGCGAATATGAAGAAGTAGAGTATGAGTCTAATGACACGACTGGCTACAATAATATTATACACGATACAGGACGAGTTAAGCCTTGCCCGGAGTGTGATTAATATGTCAAATTACACAACAATATTAGTCTTAAAGACTACCAGGGCGAAGTTAGATAAGTTTCAAAAGTCAAAGAAATTGCGAACCAGAGATGACGCTTTAGTCACATTATTAAATAATAATAAATAATATGGAAAATAAAAACTCAACCAACTTAATTAACTGTTCCGACTGCTCCTTCTGCTCCTTCTGCTCCTTCTGTTACTCCTGTTACTCCTGTTACTTCTGCTCCTCCTGCTCCTCCTGCTCCTCCTGCTCCTTCTGTTACTTCTGCTCCTCCTGTTACTCCTGCTCCTTCTGCTCCTTCTGCTCCTTCTGCTACTACTCTAAAGAACTACAAATGTCAGAGAATATGATATTTTGTTTAGGAGAAGGTAAATGGGAAAAAGCAGGTATCGGCTACCAAAAGAATTATCACGCTTTTAACAAACCAGTTAGTGTAGAAAGGTTTAATCAGATAGTAGATTTAATTAAAAACGATATTCTAAAAGACTCAAAATTAGAACTTAATGAAAAAACTTGGTCGGAAGAATGGGAAAAAGTAACCAAGGACCAATGGAAAAGAATTTCTGAAATACCTGAATTCGACAAAGATGTAGTTGAAGGAATAATTGGCTTTAACATCATCGATAGCCAAGGATATAAGATTATTAGAGAATAATATTAAGTAATGCATTATGACCAACTACATTACAAGACGACTGGATAAATTTGAGAAAGAAGTGAAACCAATGATTGAAAATGAGATTTTATATCACTATGACAATTTAAGTTTAGCCCAAGACTCCGCCAATGTTTTGAACGAAGTAATAGAATCCTTCCTCACCGAATCAACCCAACAAGCCGAGCAAGCAGGCTACGAAAGAGGCAAGAATATGAAAGGCTCTAATTTTAGAGAAGGGTACGAAACAGGGAGAAAGGAAGCCGAGCAAGAGCTGATGAAAAGGGTGAGGGAATGGGCAACAGAAAGAAGAAGCAAGTGCGTAAAATTAAAAACTAGCAAGTTTGTATCAGAGAGCGAAGATTATTTTAGAGGGAAAATAGCTATCATAGATGACCTCCTATCCTCCCTAGAAGAGATTAACAATAAAGAATAAATATGAGAAACCAAGTAATACAAGGAGATTGTTTAGACATACTACCTACAATAAAAGATGACTTCATCATCGTAACCGACCCTCCATTTAATATCGGCTACCACTATAATAGCTACAACGACAATATGGGGGCAGACGAGTATTATGAAATGCTTGGTGAAGTGTTTGACGGCAGAAAGTTTGTAGTTGTCCATTATCCAGAAGAAATATATAAAATAGCTTTTCAGATAGGTGAGTTCCCTGAAAAAGTAGTGAGCTGGGTATATAATTCCAACACAGCAAAACAGCATAGAGATATTGCTTTCTTTGGAGTAAAACCAGACTTCAAAAAACTAGGACAACCATATAAAAATCCAACTGACAAACGAATAGCCAAGAGAATTGCAGAAGGAAAAGAAGCAAGGGGGTATGATTGGTGGAATATCAATCAAGTAAAGAATGTTTCAAAAGATAAAACTAATCATCCTTGCCAAATGCCACTTGAGGTAATGGAAAATATAATCAAATTACTACCAAAAGACATTCTTATTGTAGACCCATTTGCAGGAAGTGGAACAACATTATTAGCTTGTAAAAATCTAGGAAGAAATTACATCGGAATCGAAATGAGCGAGGAGTATGTTGAAATATGTAAACAGCGTTTGATTGTATTATAACTTGCAATTAAGTGCATATTATGATAGTATGTAGATATGATAATAAAGTGTATAACTTGTAAAAAAGATTTTGTTGGCAGAGAAGGTCGTGTCGCTTGTTCTTTGAAATGTCGTCCAACAAAAAAGAAGAATAGAATAAAAACAAAATGTCTTGTATGTAGTAAAAATTTTGAATATTGGGCGGGTAGGCCTGTTGCAAAATACTGTTCAAAAAAATGCTGGAATGTCAGAAAACCAAAGATACTAAACGATTGTTTGTCTTGCGGAAAAGAATTTTGGAGTTATAAGTCAGACAATCATTCATACTGTTCAAGAAAATGTTCAACATTTCATTCAAGAGAAACTAAAAAAGGAGATAAGAGTCATTTATGGAAAGGCGGTGCAACTAAACTGAATAAACTTGAAAGGTGTAGAGCTGAATACAGAGAATGGAGAAATGATGTATTTGTTCGGGATGATTATACTTGCCAAAAATGCGGAGTAAGAAGTAGTAAAGGGTTGGTAGTATATTTACACGCACACCACATAAAAGAATTTGCATTGTTCCCAGAATTAAGATTTGTTGTATCTAATGGAATGACACTTTGTAAGAATTGTCATTTACTAGAGCACTCCCACGAGTTTTAAGAAATCTCACAGGAATACATAGACATTATAAACCAACGCCTCTCCTCCCTAGAAGAGATTATCAGACCTAAAGAATAAGATATATGTCATTCCAAACAAAAATAGAAAATAGACTAAAAAGTATCGTAGATACAGAAATGTATTCTCCTGAACAAGTTACCGAGCTTGCCGTGATTTTAAACACGAAGTTCGAGCCGTCTGTGCATAAAGTGTACAGGCTGATTCAAGGAGGAAATTTACCTGCGACAAACATGGCCGGATTGGGTTCACAGCCGAGATGGTTTGTCGAGGGTCGAGATTTGAAGAAGTTTGTGAAGTCGAAGTTTAGCAATTAAGTTATTAATTAAACGAGTTAACGAGAAAATTTATGCCAACAAAAAATAAATCTATGAGTACATATATTAAAGAAACAAAAAACCCTTTGACTGGGAAGTGGGTGCAAGCCATTTGGATTTATGACCATTTTGGTAGTCATCTCTATGGTGTCTCATTTAAGAATGA